ATTCCTTTGATTCCATCCCATACATCACCGATTGTACCTTTTGCACCGTTGAACGCTTTACTTACTGTTTCGGAAGCTTTACCCCAAATTCCTTTGATTCCATCCCAAACCGTTCCAATAGTGCCTTTAACTGCATCGAATGTTTTGGTTACTGTTTCACTGCCTTTTTCCCATAAACCTTGTATAGTATCCCAAGCACCGCTTAAAACAGCACCAACTTTAATACTTATTCCGTCTTTAAGGCTATTTAATGTATCAAACACACCTGTAACAGTATCAAATGCACCTTCAAAAAATCCACTAATTGTACTGCCAATTCCAGAGAAAACGCTTGTTATGTTGTCTATTACGTTAGTTTGAAACCAATCTTTTACACCGCTAAATACATCACATATTTTATCCCATGCATCGCTAAAGAATTTTTTAATTGTTGTAGCTATATTTGTGAAAACACTAACAATTTTATCAACAACATTTGTTTTGAACCAATCCTTAACTTTTGCAAAAACCTCTTTTATTTTTTTGTACGTTGCTTTAAATTTATCGGCTATTGGCTTAACAATCTCTGCAAATTTTGCTTTGATTTTATCAATGACATTTGTTTTAAACCAGCTACCAATTCCTTTAAATACATTTTTAATTAATGTTAATGCTTTTTCAAAAAATTTTACAATTGCTTTACCTATTCCTTTTACTGCATTTACTAAACCATTGACAATGTTTGTACCTATGTCTTTAAATACAGTAGATGGTGAATGGATACCTAAGAAGTTTTTAACTTTATCTACCATACTGACAAACCATTCTTTAACTTTAGCTGGTAAATTTTTAATTCCATTGACTAATCCATCAACGATATTTCCACCGAATTTTTTGAATGGCTCTACGACATTTTTATTAAACCAATCGGCTATTCCCCCAAAAACAGAAGTTATTTTATCCCATACAGTAGATGCAACTTCTTTTACTTTATCCCAATTTTTATAAAGCAATACACCTACTGCAATTAAAGCGGTGATTGCAACGACTACTAAACCGATAGGAGAGGTTAAGAATGTCATAACTGCACTTAAGGCAGTTGTAGCAACTGTCATAGCTTGTGTAGCAACTGTAGAGGCAACTAAAGCAACTTTATGTGCTATAATTTTTGCAGTGTTTGCAACCCATTGTGCACCATTTTTAACTATTTGAACTGCCCAATCTTTTAATTTTGTTAAGTTATCTCCAATTGCAGTTGCAAGATTTTTAATAGAGTCTTTTGCTTTATCAAACATAGATTTTAAATTTTCTAGTTTTTGTTGAGCAAGTTGTTTTAAATTAGTAAGTGCATCTCCTATTTTTGTCCCTAAATTGCTAACTGATGTTTTAAGATTAGAGAATGCAGTTTTTAAGCTATCTAGTTTTTGTTGTGCAAAATCCTTTAATTTGCCAAAAGTTTCACTGATTTTAGTACCTACATTACTAATTGAAGTTTTGAGATTAGAGAATGCGGTTTTTAAACTATCTAATTTTGCCTTAGCGAAATCTTTTATGTTACCATAAACTTCGCCTATTTTTTTACCAACGTTTTTAATAGTCTCTTTAAGATTAGAAAACGCAGTTTTTAAATTTTCAAATTTTTGTTTAGCGATGTCTTTTAAAGAAGTCCATACTGTTTTTAAATTATCCTTAATTCCTTTTAAGCCATCTTTCATTTGAGAAAAGATATTGCCTTTGTCTTTTATCTTGCCCATATTTTCGCTTACTGATTTTAATTTATCAGCAAGATTTTTTGTCAAAGTATTTCCAAAATCAATTATTTTTTTTGTAGCTAATAAACCTAAGAAAGTGCCAATAGCAGTGCATAATAAGTCAAATGCAGTTTGATTATCTGTTACAAATGTAACCATGTTTGTTAATGAGTCAATAACATTTGCTACTTGGTCTACAATACCACCCAAAACTGTACCGATAACTGGTGCTAAATTTTTATTAAACCATTTAATAATAGGATTTACAAATTCATCATTTATTTTTGTAGCTAATTTAGCAACAGAACTTACAAAGTTACCGAACGATTCAAACAAATGAGAACCACCTTTATCCCAAATATTTTTCAAGATAATTGTTATACCTTCAAAAGCTAAACTTGCTCCGTCTGCTACTGAAAAGAATAAATCTGTTATACTTCCAGCCCAATTACTCCAATTCTTTTTAATAATATTAATCGCATCTGTTGCTATTTTCTTTAAGTTATTAAACCCGTTACTAAAATTCTTTTTAATGCTCGGCCAATATTTATTAAAACTTTTCACCAAAGGCTCAAAAAATTTTTTTAATTTTTCCTTTATTGTATCTACCTTGTCGTTAAGATAAGGGAATGGGTCATCTGTTAATGTTACACCAAACTCTAGATTTTTTGTATACCCAGCAGTTGAGCCACTACCACTATCGGAATCGGAACTTGAACTAGTACTTTTTGTTAAGTTGTTAATCTTGTCGAAACTCGCAAGTTGTGTTTTTAACTTTTTATTTGTTTTGTCTAAATTTTTATTTGTCTTTTTCGTTGCATCGCTTGCAGTATCGCTTGCATCTTGTGTAGCATCAGCTAAACTTTCAACACCCGATTTAGCAGTTGAGAAATCACCTATGACTTCATCTAGCCCAGAGTAACCGAATAGTTTTGCCATGAAGTTAGCAAACGTTTTACCAACTTCCACTAAAATTGTTGCAAAGGCATTTAAATAAGGGATAACAACTGTAACAATAGGCATAAAAGCCAATCCCCAATATCTACCCATTGTTGTTAATTGAGATTGTAACATTCTCAATTGGTTTTGTGGATTCTGTAGGGTTTTTTCCAAATCCCCAATTGTTCTTGTGCCATCTTTAGTAGCTTCTGTCGAACTCGCCCACGAACTTGAAGTCTGTGCAAGTATAGCCTCGTAACGTGCTAATACTTTTTGTTGGTTAGTCATGTTTGAGGTATCGGATGCAATACCTTTTTCTAATGCATACTGTTGAATTGTTGCATTGCTAATGTCTATACCTAATTGTCGCAACGGTCTAATTGAACCCGTAATACCACTCTGCAATTTTGAATACGCATCTTGTTGACTTATGTTATATAATGAACTCATGTTATATGACAACTTCTCTAATTCTGTTGACATATTATAAGCAGTTGTTGTACCAAAATTCATAGACTTAAACATTTGGTTTAGATACGCAGTATCTTCTTTTACAGAAGTAGGGTCTACCATGTATGCTTGATTTAACGTGTTAGCGAACTCGTTAGCTTTATCTGCCATATTGCCAAATGATACTTGGAATAAGTTTTCTGTTTCCGACATATCCGAACCCAATTCAAAAAGTTTTGAGCCTATATTAGCTATTTGTTTGCCTAATGCAATCAACCCAGCAATTGTCATTATTTTGCTCATTGCACTAGCTAATTTTCCGGAAGCAGTTGTAGCACTATTCATTGAGTTAGCCATGCTTGATGTCGCACTTTTGACATTTGCAGAAGCTTTTGAAACAGAAGAATTAATACCATTAATTTTAGCTTGTGCGTTATTTATAGAATTGATAATTTGTTTTATCGTGCTTTGCACGTTAGCATCTGTCGCAGTAAATGTGACGGTTAATGTACCAACATTTCCATCCACAATTGTCACTTCCTTTCGTAAATATTAATATTTTTTTATCATAATGATAATTATTTTAATAACCTTTCATACCCATTTTTCTATACGCTTCTAATTGTGCTTTATAAAAGTCGTTTTTATTACTATCATCAATTTTTTTGAATTCTTTTTTATTTTTATTACTTCCTTTTTTACTTAAACCATCTTCACCAAAAACATCTTCAAAAGATGGATAATTAATGCTTCTCTTTTTGCCACCAAATGCATTAGTTAAATTAGTAGCATTCATTTTTCCTATTAAAAGTGCCAATGTATAAATCTCGTTATTTTCTTTTTTACGTTCTTCTCTTTCTCTTAAAGTTTGGGAAACTATAAACATACCAATATCAAAAAGGGTACACCCCCAAAACTCGCTTGGTTGCATACCCCTGCTTAGGCAAGAGAGTTGGAGGTCAATTAACCAATCTCCTCTTTTAACTTTTTCGCTTTTTAAATCTTCATTAGAATCTTCTTCTAAATCTTGATTCCTTCCTTCGCTTGTTCCTCGATTTGTTCCATTGCTTTCTTCATTGAATCCTTGATTAGTTTCCCCATTGTAAAACCCATACCTCTATCGATAATTCCTTTCACGTCTAGTTGTTCTAAGAACATAACGTATAAATCAGTGATAGATTTTTCGTTTTCTTCACACCAATCATCAATGAAATCATACATATCATATTTATCATCATCTTCGATTGGTAATTTTTCTTTATCAGCTTGAAAAGTATTTAACATAGTAGCCATGAATTTAATCTTATCTTTTGCCATTGCTTTAGCTGGTACTACTGTTAATAAACTTTCGTCTTCTTCACAAATTTTTTCTTCAAATCTTTGTGCTAATTTTGATTTTACTTGGATTTCAATTTCAACTTTTTCTGTTTTTAATAACATAATATATCATTTCCTCCTAATTGTTCATTTTTAAGCTATCATTTATTCTTAAGATAAACTTCCACCAGTTAATTTTGTTTCAGTAGTTGTTGTACCTGTTTGTAAACCTGTGATTGTGTAAGATGGAGTGCTTGAAGAATATTTAACTTCTACCCAATAACTTTCGTCACTTATCATAACTCCACTTTGAGTCATTTCTTGTAAACCTTCTGGTTCTTGTCCAGTTGGAATTAAACCACCTAATTTTACTTTATAAAGAATACCATTTCCTAATTTAGTAGAATCCGAAGTCATATCTTGTCTTTCTTCATATACCCATGTTTCTTTATTAATAAATGCTAATTGTTGTTTGATTGTTTCACTAGCTAATAATAAAGTGTATTCAACTTCGGCGGCTGGATATAAACCTTGAACGTTTTCTTCTTTAATAGAATTAATAACGTTAGCTTCTACTGTGTTTTGAGCCTCACCTAAATCTGGTGTACTTCTAAATCCAATTAAACCTTTAGTTAAATCAGTTGGAATAGCACTAGATGTTGACATAAAAATTCTATGTCCTACTACTGCTGAACCGATACTTGCAAATAATTGCATATCTAATTTAAAATTCATATTGATTTCTCCCTTTCTATAATGTCATTTCAAACGCTTTTGTAATAGCGTTATATCTAATTTTATACCTTATATCGATTTGAAATTTATCGTAGCTTTCATTCTTATAAGGTTCTGTAGGCTCTAATCTCGTAAAGCCTAGGTCTAACATACAAGTTGTTATATCGTACTCTAAATCCATACATTCGCTTTGATAATCTTCTAAGATACTAACTTTAACAGTTATTGAAGATAATATTTCTCTTTTTTGAATATCTCTAGTCAATGGCATATCCGATACATTTAAAACAACAAGAGGGAATTTTGCATCAGTTTTAGGGAAATCGTAAAGAACATTATTATTTAATCTTGTAATGTCTTCCCTTAACTTTGGGATTACCATTTCTTTTAAAACTAAATTTTTATAATTCATTCTTTCAACTTCCATAAACTATAAAATCCCCCTTAAAATGTAATTTCTATATAAAGTTTCTGCATAACTCAAATTAGAATTAATTGTTGATGTTAAAGCGTTTTCTAAGAATGGGTGTGCCTCTTGACCGTTTAAATGCCAATATATAGGCTCTCCACTATTTGTATCATATACAATACCATTGTATTTTGCCATTACGCTAAGTGCTGGCAAAGGTGTGTTATATGAAACTGTCCAACTTCCACTAGTACCATAATAGAAATATTTAATATATTCTTCCCCTAATTGGTTGACTGCTCCACTACCAGCACCTAATACACTAACTGCCATATTTGTTGTTGATGAGTTACCAATCTTAATTGAATTTTCAAGTGCTCCTGTATTTCTATTGCTAGAAATCATGTTTTTTGCAACTTGTTCAGTATTTAAAGCCATAGCATAAGTGACATTTGATAAACTCTCAGCCGATTTAGTTGCTATGTTGTTTAAGTTTTTTAAGACTTGCTCACCCTCAAATTTGACTTGTATACTCATTTAATATACCTGTTTTTCTGCATTAAATGTCCATTGCTTACCAAAATGAGTTAGTGGTTCGCTAATTAGAGTTGGTTGTTTATATAAACCGTCTGTTTCATCAACTGTTGGTTCTTCAAAATAAATACCATCTCCACCATCAATATCTATATCAATAGGCTTGTTATCATTAAACTTATAAATACGATTAACTTTACTCCCGTATGTTTTAAAATCTATGTATCCGTTAGCTGGAGTACACGCTAACTTCATTTTTCTTAATCTAGTATAACCTTGAATACGAATTTCTCCATCATTTGATTTTATAGGAGAAACTACCCATATCCACTTTTTGTCATTTTCTCGTGACACATTATCAACCCCAATACCCTAAAAATGCTTTAGGATTCTTTTTACCTTTGACTTTACTTCTTATGCTTTCTTCAATGTCTTTATAAGAATATCCTGTAGTAACGCTTAATTCACTTCTACTAGACATTCCTTCATGACCTAATCGTTGGCAACTTTCGATAACCGCACTTTTCACATAAGGAATAAAATTTTTAGGTAAACTTTCATAATAGGTTTCATTACAAACTATAGTTGTGTAATCTGCTATTAGAGATTGAATGACTTCGTCATTAACTTGGTTATCTTCTCCTAATCTAACTTTGATATCATATAGCATTTCTTCATTGCTATTGTCTGTTGCCATCTTAGATACCTAAATCAAATTCACTAGCACTCAATTCTTCTAATGTAATTTCTTGTGCTATAGGTTCGTTTGATGGAGTTTTCTTTTTTGATTTTCTGCTAGATTTTTTTTCTTTGATAAGTAAACCGTCATCTTTTTTTGAAGATTTACTTTTACTAGTTTCTGTTCCACTCTCTTTGTATTCTTCCACTAAATCCTCTAATTCACTAGGGATTGATTTAACATTGAGGTCGAAAGGCACATTTGCATAGTACCTTTCACCTTTGTATTTTATGTTAGTATTTTTGCTAATTAATTTCATAACTAGATAACTTTAGCTTGGAATACTTCGTTATAAGCTGGGAATGATGGAACGAATAACCCTTCTGCTTTTGTAACTGTCATTACTGGGTCTAATTCTTCTCTAACTGTTACATAGATGTTACCGAATGGGATATCATCTGCATTCTTTTTAACACGTCTAATTTCAGTTGGAGTAGCACCATATAAACCTTCACCTAAGTTATCTTCTGGGAAGATTACAAATTTGTCTTCTGGGAAGAATCTTCTTTGAGAAACACCATCGACAGTTTCAACACGATATTTCTTTTCGTAAACAACTAATTCTGGTAATCCCATTCTATCAAAGAAGTTATTTAAGTCTTCTTGAGTGATTGTTCTTGATTTATAGTTTTCACCGTTGATAGCTAATTGAACACTTTCGTTAGCTTGTAATAATCTTAAAACTTTTCTAGAAGTTAATGCTCTAGTTGGTGTGATACCTGTATCTTCTTCGATTTTATCAACCCATGCTTGAATATCTTCAATAGGTTTAGAGTTTTTAGTATCGCTCCATTTTTCAGTTTCAGTACTGATTGTTTCTTTGTGTTCTGCTGGTACACCATAGTCTAATACATATTGTACACCATTTTCATCAACTGTAATTTGACCGTTAGCTAAAACATCCATTTTCATTGCTTCTGCTCTAACTTTAACTGCAGTCATTACATTTTTAGCATCATCAAAGATTTGTTGTAATGTTTCATCATATTCAACTGGATTACGAGGTTGATTAAGAATCATCATTAATTCTTCTTTGATTGGGATTTGTTCCTTAATTAGAATTTTTTCAAATTCAAAACTTTCAAAACCATCTCTGCTTTGGATGTGAGTTTTAGTATCAAAAGCATGAACATAAGCTGATTTTGGTAATAAATTTTGGTTAGCTACGAATTGTGCTTTTAAAGATTGAGTTTTTCTATCTGGGAATAATTCATCACCTAAAAATTCACCTAACTCAACTGTTCTAGCGTAGTTTAACATTTCTGGGTCAGTTAATTCTTTAATTGCACTTTCAACGCTTGCGAATAATTGCATATTTAAAACGAATTTTTCTTTCATTGTTTTATACTTCCTTTCATTAATAATAATTTTATTTTCTAAAATAATCCTAAATGGATTAAACAAATTTTAATTTTTATTCAGCGTTTTCTGAGAAAAAGTAGATACCAGCTTTTTCTAAAGCAGTTTTTGCTTCTGCACTGATTGTTTGTGGTAATTTACTAGCTACTACATCACCATGTACTAATAAAGAACCAGCTACATCACCGTCAGTAACATCAACTTCATCAAACGCAATACCGATAGCAGTGCCATCATTTGCTGGAATGATTGTTCCACATGGAATGACTTTTCTATTTAAATCATTTAATTCAGCGTTAGCATCGTCTTTTTTAAAAGTATGTGAATAAGATACAACTGTATCTGGATTCTTTAACCAATTTTTTTCGACTTCAGCATATAATACTTTTTTCATAAGTTAATACTCCCTTTCTAATAATTTTTGTTTCGCCAACTGCTACTAGTACCTTTCTTGCTATTTTTATCATTTTGCATTTTAGCAAAACGTGTACTAGAGAATTGAGTTACACCATCACCATTTCCGTCACGAGGAGGATTTTGTTTAAGTGATTCTTTAAAAGCACTCTTTTTAACATCTTCGATAATATCTTTAAAATCGTTATAGATGTTTGCTTGTTCTTCTTCACTAATGTTTGAATTAGCTAGTAACTTAGCAATACTTTTAAATTTATCTCTGCGTGGTAGCTTATCAGCATCATAGCTATTCATGATGACTTCAACTTTTTGTGAAACTTTGATTTGGTTAGTTTGTTCTAATAAAGCTTCTTCACGTTTTGAGATTTCTTCTTCACGTTGTTTCCATAATCTTTCTCGTTTCTCATCTTCTGTTAAAGATTCAAAAGTTTTCTTCTCTTGTTTCTTTTTTTCTTGTTCTTCAATTGCTAACGCAACTGCTTTCGCTACTTCTGTAGATAGATTATTTTGAGCCTCTTCTTTAGCTTTCTTTTCTGCTCTTTGTAATCTTTCTTGAAGTTGAGATGGTGTTAAAATGATTTTATCGTCTTTTGGTTCATCATCTTTTTTATCATCTTTTTGAGGTGCACCTTCTTCTTGTGAACCTCCATCACCTTGATTACCTTCTTCTGCAAATAATTGCATTCCTAATCTAAATAATAATTCATCTTTTTTCATATTCTATTTTCTCCTTTTTTATAGTCTTTGTTGACTTTAATTAACCTTGCAAAGTTTCACGTCTATAGCACGTTTTAGACACATACCATATAAAAAAGAGTACCAACAAATCATAGATTTACATTTAATCTACAAGATATTGATACTCTAGGTATTCTAAATAATATTTACTTTTTTACATCGCCCACATTTTATCTCTAAACCATCTAGGTTTGTTCCACTTTTGTATTTAAACATAAGTTTCCCACAGTGTGGGCACTTGTAATCTACTAATATAATAACATTTTTTTTATTTTTTTCAATACTATTTTGTGATTTTTTTATCATAATAATAAGTTTTCCTCAATATTTATTAACTATTCTTCATTATATGGCTCATAATAGCATCTGCAAAAGTCATGTAACATGATTTCTGGTTCTTCTCCTAAATTGTAAATCGTTCCATCTAATTCTATACAATCTTGGCAAGTCCTTTCATCTAATTCAGCAACTCTTATCACTTTTTCTACACCTAAATCTTTGTATGCTTCTAGCATACTTTTTAATATGACATACATAAATATGTTGTCTGTTAAATTAGCATATTTCTTTTTTTGAGTTTTATATGTTAGCAACATCGGTATACTATTCATATTTAATATATCGTCTTTTTGTTGTGACTTAGAGTCATCATCTTTTGTCTTAGATAAATTATCATTGAAAGAATCAACCATTCTATAATTCAAATACGTTGCTTGTAATCTTAAATTATTGATATAGTCAATTCTTAAGTTTGAAATATACTTAGTAGTCCATTCATCAATTAAAGTGTTCTTTATTTTACCTAATTCTTTTTCTTGAATATCCTTATCATTAGGAAACATTCTTTTTGCTTCTTTAATAGCGTATTCATAAGCGTTTTGTGATACATCCTCTAAATATTCCATCGTTGTATTATTCAATGTGTTTAAGTAGAAATCTTCTACGCTCTTTTCAAAGTCACTAGGTTGAAATTGAACATTCTTATAATCAACTTTTTTGACACCTCGTATTTTCTTTTCGCCAACTTTTTTAAATGTGAATTTAGATTGCTCAAATAATAGATTTTGCTTATTAAACAATTCTTTTAACTTTTTATCGCCATATTCGAATCTTTCATTACTCCAATTGTTTTTACTCTTACTCATCTTTACTATCATCTACTTTTTTATCGTTTTTGCTATTCTTATCATCTTTTGAGTCTTCTTTTTTATCGTCTTCGCCATCTTCACTATTTTTGCTATCTTTTCCGTCTTTGCTTTCTTCATCCTCGTCTTCATCTTTATTATCATTGGTGTTATCATTGTTGCTATTTAAGTTAGGATTGTCGCTTTGCATATCTTTTTGTGTAGACTCAGCCATGATTTCTGCAATCTTTGCTTCTAACTTAGCTTGTCTAATTTGGTCTTCTTCGTATAGTTTAACCATTTGCTTAGCATCGTTTACAAAGCTTAATTCTTCATAGATTTTTTCTAACGGTAATATTTCTCTTGTTTGATTAGCAAAGTTTAATTCTTCGTTTGTATTTGTAGGAAGATTTCTAAACATTGTAACATCAATATTTCTAAAATTGTAACTTCTTCCATCACGATAATTTAAGATTTGAGAGATGATTTGATTTCTTCTCTTTATAGCCTCTTTAAACGTTTCTTCAAATTCACTCATCTTAGTTTCTAATCCATATAGTTTGAATACTAAAGATAATGTATTTTGATAAACTGCACTATCATTTTCTGGATTAAATAAACCAGCAACTCCGTAAATGTCATTCTTTAAGTTTTGCTTATGAGATTGATTAGTGCCATCATTAACTTGTTTAGTTAGCCATGTAGCACCTCCACCATCTTCTGGTGAACCTGTAAAGATAACCCCCGATGTTCTATATCTTTCAATGACTTTGTTAATTTCTTCTTCACTTTCGCCATTCATGAACATAACTCCACTTATCATTAGGATAGCATCGTCATTGTAATTTAAAATTTTCTTAGTGTTATTCGTAACTAACTCATAGCCTCTAATTTCGCTTACCTGTTGTTCAAATAAACCTATGTTAAAAGGCATTTCAACAGAAACAATAGGGATTTCCCATTCTTCTAAAAATGGCTTTGTCCCATCCTTTAATAAGCTATGTTCAGTTTTGTAATTATCTTCACTTGTGTAATAAACTCTTTTAAAGTGAGTGTATAATTCAATAACTGTTATTTGCTCATTAGAAACTGTTTCATGCTCAATTTTCAAATTGTTTGTTTTGTATGTTCTTAAGAACCCAATAACCTTGCTTTCGACATCATTGCTTTTAATTAAAGAACAATGACCGTTTAACATCTTATAACGAATATCACCATATTCATTTGTGTAGACTAATTCATAGGCTTTAGATGTTATAAAAGCGTTTCTTGTTAATTTAATGTTTTCTTTATGTTCTCTATTGAACTCTCTTAATTCTTCTAATTCATTTAAGAAATCGTCATTTTCTTGTACAGAATCTTTATTACTAAAGCTTTTTTGCATTGTATATTCTTTTTCTGCTCCGAAAATAGTTTTTCTTTTTTTAACTTCTTTCTTTTCCTTATTGTAATATGTTAATCTTTTACCCATGACGTATCCAACTGCAACATCTGTTATGTACTTTTCATAAGCACATATAATATCCATCTTTGTTACATCATCTGTTTTTCTAATTTCTTCTAGACTTTTTGAACGTGAATATCTTTCTAACAAATAATCTTGTCTGTCAAATTCATCTTTTAGCTGATTGACTAAGTAATGACAAATTGTACCATCTAAAGTTTTCGTTTGTTCTATAGACATTCTAATTTCTTTTAATGACATTGTTTATTAAACCTCCTTAACGTCTTGTATATGGGTTTATACTCGTCTTTTTGCTTGAACTTGTAATAATATCATAACTGTAAGCATAGCGTAAACTATCCATTAAATGGTTATTCTTATCAATTGGTGTAGGTAATGGAGTACCGTATTTATCGGTTTTCCATAAATAATTTTCTAATTCAAATTGAGTTTCTTTACAATTTTTATCAACAATTATTTTAAAACCTTGTAACCAAGTTATACCGTTCATGACAGAGTTTTGACCTTTCCTTGCCCTGTAAGGATTAGCACCACAACTTCGCAATTGTTTAATCATATCTTCGTTTCTATCACATATTATTGCCCTAGTGCCAACTTTAGGTCTTATTTGTGACCATAACTCTGGTACAGTTAATTCATTCATTTTAAATTCATCAAAGATATAAATTGTTTTATTCTCTTTATCGTAGCAAGTTTTGACAAATGCGTGTTCATCGATAGCACCACCAAAGTCTAAACCGTTTCTAATAATATTGAATGTTGGTATCTTTTCTGTTAAATCTTCAACAAACCAATTCTTACCTTTTTGATAAACTGTTTTACCTAATGAACCCCAATTACCATTAACATAGACATCTCTTTGAATTGGGTCTTTAATATTCTCTAATTTAATAATATCGTCTTGTGATAAAAATTTATTATCTCTATAAGTCGTTTTAAGAATACAATAGGTTTCTTCTCCTACATCTTTAATAGTCTTACCATTTCCTAACTGCTTGTCATATTCTACTCTTTCTGTATATCTAACTTCTTTATCTTCATCATCAAAATTACCGACAAAGAATTTTTTAAAAATCCAATGTGACTTATCAATCGGATTAAACATAATAGTTGTACGCTTGATTAAAGGCTCTTTAGACTCGACTTTCCCACTTTTTCGATAACAAATACCTCTCTGTCTAATTCTCAACTGTTCAAAGTCTTTTTCTTTGATTTCAGTAGCCTCTTCAACAATAACATCTGTAAATGTACCATCTAAAGGCACTATTGATTTAACACTTTCGATATCGTCTAATCCGACAAATAATATTTGCCTGTTGTTTTCTTTGCAAGTTATTGACATAGGGTTTTTCTTGCATACAAATTTATCACTTAAATTAAAATCGCTTATCTTTCTTAACAATTCTGTATAAACCGAGTTTTCAAGTGAGTTTTTCTTCTGCCTAGCTATTAAAAAGTTTCTTCCTTCTAACCAAACATTTAATATAGTCCTTTGAAATATGAAATGAGATTTACCACTTGAACCACCACCGAAAAAAATTTGAACATTTGTATCATCAAATAAATACTTTCTATAAGGCTCATTGATTGTATCCCATCTAATCCCACTTATAATCTTCCCTAAAGAATTTTTTGATGCAACAATATAATCTCTTTCATTTTGACTTAAAGAATTATAATTGTTATCCATAAATATAGAATGATTTATAACCTTTACTTCTATAATCCATTACTGCATCATCTAATTCTTCTCGACTATCAAATTCTAAATTAACCAACATATACAACTTGTATTTTCTGCCTCGATACTTCTTATATTTATATTTCCTTATGCAATAAATCATGTTCTTATTTCCATTTTCTTGCAATAATTCTTTTACTTTTTCAATATAATGTTTTGTATCTTCTTCATCATATATTTCATATTGGCTTTTGCCATCATCTAATATACAAGGTATTCTTTTTATTTCTTTTGCATTCACCATTTCGCACACCTCCTTGTAAAAAAGTTCTATATTTATACAAATTAAATGTGAATAAAAAAATAGGAGATAACTTTTATTGCTATCTCCCTTTTAAAATTTGTTCTATTTCAAATTGTGATGGTTTATGGATTTTATATTTGTCTACTTCTTCTTTAATTTCGTCTACAAAGTCATAAGTCTTTATAAAAATGCTTTCTTTGCATGGATAAAATTCACCGTCAACACCTTTGATTATATAATCACCGTCTGTTACTTCGTGGACACCTTCAAGAGTCTTGATTGAGATTCCTTCAAATAATTCTTCTTTGCAATTATCAATTGTTCTATATCCATACCAATTTTCAACTAAATCTTTACCAACAAATTCTCGCATTTCTTCAATGTTACAATTTTCGTATTGATGCCATTGCAAACATTCAACGACTACTGTTGGCTTTTTTCTGCATTTTCTAATCACATATTCCACCTCCAATTAATTACTTTTTATTTTTCTTTTTGCTATTAGTATTTTTTAATTTAGTATTTTTATTCTTAATATCTTTAACTTTAGTATCTTTATCTTTAATATCTTTACTATTTGCATCTTTAACTTTAGCATCTTTAGTATTAATATTTTTAGCTTTAACGTCTTTATCTTTTACATCTTTTACGTTTTTAAGATTAGCTTCTTTAATATTACTATTACTGTTTTTAGCTTTATCTTTAACATTACTTGCAATAGCTACGGCTTGTTTTTGAGGTTTACCACTTTTCATTTCTTTTTTTATATTTTCTTTAAAAGCTTTATTGCTCTTTGATTTTTTTCAAAGGCATTTCTAACACTCCCTTTTATAAAATTTATTTTGTGTATGTCTTACACTAGAAAATGAATTATATCTAAATTATCAAAGTTTCATTACCATCTTATTTTGTGTATGTCTTACACCTCAAAATGATATTCTGTGAGTTGATAATCACTCACATTTTGGTTGTGAAATCAACCATTAATATATAATCTATTTATTTCTTTGTTGAATTGCTTGCGACTCTTTAACTGCTTGTTCTCTAGTCTTACCTTGTCGCATTTTCGTTTCTACATTTTGTTTAAAGGCTTTTCTGCTTGCTTTTTGTTTAATTGTTCTAGTAGTACCTTTACTCTTTGAACCATTGCTTTTAGAATTGCCTTTACTATATGCACTCGCTTTAGCCATTTTTTTATTTCTCCTTTATCTCAAACTCAAGATGTTCTTTTGCAAAATCTTTAACTTTGTTTTCAAATTCTTCTTTATTAACTAAGTTTACACCAAGAGTTATCTTGTCGACTTTATTAAATTCATCATTTTCTTTTTCTGTGAACCAATCAAAAT